AATATTAGAACGTGGGCGAGCTAAGCTCCGGCGAAGCTAAGGCTGCTGCGTAGCGTAGTGGTACCGTACCTACCCTCCCAGGGGTACACACCGCCGCGCGTGTCGCAAATTGATGCCGGGAACTGCCAGTTACGCCATCTCCGACGAGTTTTGGAGAGAGAATGTTAACTTTAACACCGCACTCCGACGCGCCTATTACTGATAAAAGCGGGGGTATTTCAGGAAAGTAAGAAATGGAGGAGAATGGAGTCCCCGTTGCATCCCCAATATATTGGGGTCTCATTTACCTATCAGGGACACATTTACCATAAGAGCATTAATTTATTTACCCGTCTATATCTTTTTACCATTTACCATGCGGTAATTTACAGGGTTTCTTAGCTGTTATGAATGATTTATAGGGATGAAGAGGGATATTGTAGGAGGATGAGGACTGCCTGCTTTAATGTACGGACTGTTTTTTGGGACGGTTTTTTGGTTATGAGTGGGTTTGTTTGTTTGGTTAGAAGTGTTTTTTGGGTCCGCTGCGCTGCCGTTTCGTTCATGTGAGGTGTGTTTCTTTTCTCAAGTGGTTGCTTCCTTTCTTTCGTTTTCTTCTTTAGCTGGTGCTGATCACTCGCATGATCACCGTTAATTTCTTATTTCTTTTCTTTTTTTCCTTTGATGGTATTGTCACCATCAAGTACGAAGGGATAAGGTGTCTAAGGTAACCAATTAAGGACATGGGAGAACGGTTCATGTGACCACCATTGAGTCCATCTATAAGATGGCCTCAATCCAGACTCATGTAAACAGCAATATGACGATCCGCTATACGAACAAGAAGGGCCTGAGCTTCATCATCGACGTTCGCTTGAGGGGTCCGAATTTTGTACTGGTCAAAATTCAATTCTTCTCCAACAGGGCACCGGCACTCATAAGGCGAAGGTTCTCCATACCATACGGCCACGACGGGATCATTGTGCCATTCGACTTCAACGGACTGGAAGAGGGCATACAGACCACGCTAGAGGTGATGTACAAGGATGCCACGTACGAAGAGTTCAAACGTGAGGAAATGGTGGAAATGATAGACATCATAATGCTGCAGGAGGCTAGGGTCCGAAACATTAATCTTGATGTTAACTATGATGATTCCGGGAACTCTAGCGCCTGATTGTAATTCGCCTATTAATGAATAAATGACTATTATTAATCGTACTTGCAATGTAGGCCCACTTATAAGTTCCGCATTTTGGGCCGGTCTAATAACCATAGGCCCAGTTACGAATCTACTGGTCCAACTCAATTAAGAGCCCATTTGACTCATTGACTCCGTGTGGGACCCACCAAGATCGGAAAATCCCCGCTCGCCCACGGT